TGTTTATATCCTCACCGAATAACTCAAACCCTACACGGACATCATCGTTTTGTACTACTATCATTTTATTTTAATCTTTGAATTTGTAATTGCGGATTAGGTACAGCGCGTCTTTTGAACTTAGCGCAAAGTGTTTCGTATTCTGCTGCAAAAGCCTTGTCAATTTCAATTTCGTTTGCTTCGATTTGATCTTTTAGTTCATCAACCGTTTTTCCTGTAACCTTTTTAACTGCTTCGTTAATTACTTCTTTTGTTTCTTTTTTTGGAGTTTTCATCTTTGCGTGGTTTTATTCAGTTATTAGTATTTAATTTTTGCCCTTCTCGGATGTGGATATGGATATGGTTTGTACCCTGATTTTACTGTGTTTGCGTGATAGTCTCTATCTGCTACGATGTAACCTCCAAATCCACCATGACCCACTTCATCATAATTCCAGAATAATGAACATGGGCCGCCGCATGTAGTCGAATAAGTTGTATATGAAATATTCCAATAGTATAAATCCCCTTCGCCCTTTCTGCCTATGCCTGTATGAGACGTTCCGTAACGCAACCCACTTCCATATCCAACCTGGCCGTAATAAGGGTAAGGTATTGAACTGCTTTCATTTTGAACAGTGCCTATACCGAAGCGATAACCAGCAATAGTATCGTTAAACACAACGCCATCACCGTTTGTTATTCCAATAGCCCTTTCCTGTATACTATCTTCACAAACTGGACTAACAACAGGTGTTACACCTCCGTAATAAGTTGTATTTATTATCGAGTTTCCGTAAATTTCATAGCGTCTCGTTCCGTATGTGTTTGTTCCGTTACCGGGGCCACGGTCTTGATGGGTATCTATGCAATGAGCATTCTTAACAGCAATGTGTTTTCTGAATTGAGAGTAACGAATAACCATCTGTGCACCACCTGCGCTTGCAACCTCGTGTCGGCTCCTTTCAAAATAACAATCCTCTACGTAGATTGCGTTCCTATCCCCAAGCTGAATACCGTCAACCCATCTTAAACCCTCTCCGTAAATACATAGCCCATAACCTAAGCCTAAACCTAGTGTCCCCTTACTGTTGTTATAGAATTGACATTTAAAAATTAGTCCACGAGCTAAATAATCTTTGTGTCGAATCTGTAAACCAGTATCTCCAAAGCCATAAAACTTACAGTTATGTACTACGAAGTCAACTGCATTAACTATTTTAACGCCAATATCCGCAGCCATTGACCCGCCATCACCCGTAACCACAGATGGAATTTGACCTTTAAATGTGATCTTGGAAATTGACACTTTGCTATTTCTATCACTGTTTATATTGAAAATAAACATTGACCCCCAACCCTCTAAAGTGGCATCACTTATAGATTCGTCTCGGTATAAAATGGTAGTATCTATACCTGCACCTTGTAAGCTTATTTTTTTTGAGATAGTAACCGTTTGATCTAGTCTAAAAGTACCGGCCGGTATTCTGACAGTATCTCCTTCGCTTGCTGCGGTTACAGCAGTGTTAATGTTTGGTCTTATATCAACACCAGCCCCTACAGAAGCAACATTGATCACAGTTGCATTAACATTAAATACAATTAGCGCAAATAGTATGGATAATAAATTTTTCATTATGCTGATCTTGGGTTTAAATAACATTTTGAATAAATTGAAGTAATTGCTCCGTTAGTTGACCCTGAATTAGTCAATCCGGTTATTTCAAGCGTCTGGTTAGATGTAAGTGTTTTTGCTAGCGTTCCGTTTTTTAGCTCCTCAATCACAGGAGAAGTTAAGCTGTGGTCAGTGCAAATAACTTTTACTGAATAAGCAACGTTTCCAGAAGAAATACGAACTATCCTGATAGTTATTTCCGCTGATCCAGTTGACCCCGTTAAAACGGCAGCTGATCCGTTATAAATAGTTGTACCTCCATAAATCACTGAGAATAATTTTTGTGTTGTAGCTTGATTTAAATTAAAGTAAACTCGTGCAACATATTCGTCCCCATCAACATCGATGGTATTTGCCTTTATAGTTTTGGAGAAAAAGGATGTTGTGGTTGAACCGACTGATGCTATTGAAGTAACATCATATTCAACAGAACCTGAATGCGTTAATTTTATATCGTTTTGAAGGTTCCCGTATGATTTACCGGTGATAGCAATACCAAATTTTTCAATGCCATTTTTATTGTACTGAAATCCTAATCCTGTACCCAAAGATGTGCTGGTTGTATCGTTTACAAATAAACAAGGCCCTGTTGCTTTTGAAGAAGACCCTGCCCCGCTTGCTGGTCTTGTAAACTGCCTGTTAATAACGACACCTTCATAATCAACATCCGCCGATAATGCTCCTGTTTGATTAAATTCGCCAGGGTTTTCAGAAGAAGTAAATCTTCCGGCTGTTCCGCTTGCTGAATCTACTTTTAATCCATTGCCTAAGGCTTGGATTATCGCTGCATCATAACCTGCGTCTGTCGTTACGAGCCTTAGTAAATTAGAGGCTCCCTCTATATTGACACCTGTTATCCCATCATCGGGAGAAACAAAAATGTTGTTTACATTAAGTGTTTTGGTTGTTGAATCATAGTTGAAATTGGATTGGTCGTATCCGTAAGCTGTTGTTGTATTTTGAAAAGGAATAGAACTGATACCTGGATTTGTTGAAATTCCAGTACCTCCGTTTACCTGTTCTAATACATTGGTTACTTTTGTTGTTAAGTCGATTGTACTATTTGCAATCATTGAGTTAACAACTTGCCCTGCACCAATTGAAAAGGAGCTGCCTGTTAATGTTAGACCAGCTCCGGCAGTATAAGAACCTCCCCCGCCTGAACCATTTGAAGCTGCTGTTATCCTGCCTTGTGCGTCAACTGTGATGTTTGCGTTTGTATATGAACCTGCTGATACAGCAGTATTAGCTAATGAAATTGTTCCGCTATTAGTAATAGTTCCACCACTTAAACCTGTACCGGCTGTAATACTGTTTACAGTTCCTTTAGAATTTAATTGCGTTTGAACGTTTGATGTAATTCCAGAGAGCCTCCCCAACTCCGTACCTGTTACTCCGGATGATCTTATAACTTTAGATCCATCCAAATAAGGGACTGTATTAGCCGAAAGTTGAGAGAAATATATATCAGGACTATTAAAATATGCCGCTATGTTGTGGTCAAAACCAAATCCTGTATTTGAAATTGTTATTACTCCTAAATTAACACCATTATCAAATATTAATTGGTGGCCTGCATCTCCAAATGTTGCTTCACTATTGTTACCCGGAGCGTCAATATAAACGTTTGACGCATCTTGATACATACGGCCATTAACAATGGTTTTAGTTCCAGATGCAACAGGATAATAATTTGCGGTTAGTGTTCCTGTTATATCACCTGTACCAACAACAACGGATGATAATATAAAAGTTTTTATATCGTTTAATGTGTCTCGCACAGTAACGCCGCCTTGCACCAAAGGAAATATTTCTGACCCTGTTAATGAGGCCGCAGGACCGAGTAATGATATTGGACTGTCTTGTGTTGGCATTACAAAATAATTTTAAATCCGTTTTCCTGCAATAAATAAAACCTATTTTCCTGTAACAAGAATGAGCTTTGAGGCTCGAAAGGATAACCAGTTGTAATAGATAAATTTTCTTTCAAAAAGTATTCTGTTACCCTATTCCCTTGCACAGTATACTTTATTTCAAGCCCTGTTATCTCTTTGGTGTTTAGGCTTTCAATGCTTGGATTATCAGCGATTATCTGATAAACTTTTGACACATCACCGTATAGCTGTAAAGCTAAATCAAACAATGTTTGACCTTCTTTAATTGTAACAACTAACTGACTCATACATTCACACGTTTAGCATCCACATAATAAATGGAATTGTTTTTTAAAATAACATCCGGCTTACTATATCCGTCTGCTTGTAATTGCACTTCTATTATTCTTCTCAATGTTTGTTGTTGCCCGCTCGATGATAAATATCTTATGGCTCCAACTCCGCAAAATGGGAATAGTTTAAGATCCCCGACAAATAAGTTTATAATCAAAATGATATGCTGCTCATCGCTTTCACGTACCAGGAAGTCACCGTTTTTAATTACAGTGTCGTTATCATCATCTAGTATTATATCCTTAACCATTGCCATGTTTCACTGTTTTATTTTCGAGCGTTGTTTTGTTCAATGTTTTAATATTAACAGATAGTGGATTGTATGCGCTAACTGCCACTGCTGGGCCACCTGCTGTTGTTAATGAAGTGTCTATTGCTGCGAATACCGTTTGAAAAACAGCTTTAATTGCATTTACATTTGCGTCCCACTGGCTTGCTAAATCATCAATCTTTACAATCCCTCCGTTTTCATCACCATTTAATTTTATCGCTTCAATCTCACTAAACATTGCCACGTATCCAGTAGCTTGACTTGTCATTGTTACAATCACTACACTTCCAACTTTTGGGATTATCAAAAATCCGGTCTTGTTGTCGGCAATTAGTTTTATTTCAAGTAAGTCGGCTGCGGCATCATCAATGGGTGAGCAATCGCAAACATTATCAGCCGAATTAACAGATTTAACCTTACACGGAATAGAATAAATTTCCTGCCCCGTGTTTGCAATATCTCTTATCATTTCTCTAACTGAATCGCTCATACTTTCGGCCCCGGTTCTATAAATTGTCTGTATCCACCCATTCCAAAACGTCGAATAACTGAATCAACCGAATAACTACCATTCCTTTCTGGCAGTTTATCGCTTTCTAATTTTGCTACGTCACCAGGATAAATAATAGGCTCCCCAAACGTTTCAAACATTCCAGTGTATCCGGTATATTTTAATGTCCTTAATCTTTCCTCCGCAAACTTTTTTAAACTGTCAAAAGTTGAGTTGTATGTATATTGCATAACGGTTGATCCGCTTGAATCACCAGCAGTATATTCAAGTCTTGAATTGTCTTTTTGAATTGAAACAGCTCTCACTTGGATAATAACATCTTCTTCCTTTTGGAATTTCAAATCAGAGTCATCAATTATTGTTTTTTCAAAATAAAAACTTTTAGTTGTTGTGTAAGTTGAATCGTAAGGGAATCCAACGCTTAACAATCCGTCTCTCCTAAAATAAGATGTAAGTTTATCCTTCGCCTTTATCCTGTCTAGTACATCAAAAACAGAGGCGTTGCTTATCCTGAATGATCCTATATTTACATCCAAAGCTTTATATTGAACCCCTTTTGGCAATATGTTGCTTAATAAATCCGCTAACTTGGTTTCTTTTGTAGTGTATTTTACCTTTGTTTGTTTGAGTAAAAACATCTTGTCCTCACATTCCAAAACAATGGGGAGCGCTGAATTTATAATACTTACGTACCCCTCAAATACCGTTTTTAAGTCTGGGTAGTAGCCTAGTTCGATTTTTACCTGATCCCCACGGTTAAATATTGAATCACCGTTACCGCTTATTACTTTCCCTCGGAATGAAAATTTACGAGGCAATGTTATCTTTGCTTTGCTGGTTAAATCCTTTACGCTCGACTTTATTTCAATGTCATTGCAGTAGTCAAAAATGTATGTTTGACCGGATGACTTTGTAAACGTTATTTTGCAAATTGGGCGTAACATTATAAATCGTTTCCTTTTATTTCGTATGGATAATCAGATAGGCATTGCAACCTAAATCCTATCATGTTTCGACTTCCTTCTATCTGCTTAAATGAGTAATCACTTACTACCATTGTGTAAATACCGAAGTATGCTAAATACCCGGAGGTTACATTAAATTCAAGCGGAGCATCACAAAACCCGAGCAGATTAGTAAGCGCATCTTTTGGAGGCACATTTTGATAAAGTGAAACTAAAACACCTTGTATGCTTATTTCATAGTCCCCTTTACCTATGTACTCCTTTACTGTACCATCCCTTCCGGCTACAGCAGTCTTTATTATGTTCCTTGCTTGATTAACTTCGCATAGAACTGTTCCTATATCAAAAGTTGGAACCGTTAAATTTCTTCCTTCATTTGATGTATATCGAACTTCTTCAAATCTGATCGCATCGAAAACGGGTAAACCAAATTTGCTTTTAACATCCTTTGCGTTGTCACCATTTACATAAATATCCGTGTCCAGAGAGTTTGCCGCTTCCTGTTCAATAGCCATTGAATCGTCATCGACTTTGTAGAACTTTGGTTTTATAAATGTTAATCCTAAGTTCTTTATAATCAACTCCGCCTGTCCGACTGGATTAGGTGGTGGTGGTATGTTAAAGTTTTCATTCATCGTGCCATCGTATTAATATCGTTAACACTTTCGGCCAATCCTTGTTTTAAAATGTCAACCGCTTTTGTTACACCTTCTTTTAAATTCGTTGTTGCAATGGTTAAGTTTTCAACCTGCTTTTGAATAGTGATGTAAATATTTTGTGGGCGTGATCCGCTTATTTCTGTTGTGTCTGATTTGCTTTTTGATAGCGTTTTAGTATCTGATCCCAACGAGTCTATTGATTCCGCATTTACCGCCTTTTCTGTAAATCCTGGACTTTTTAATGCGGCTATATTTTTTTGAACCTCTGCTAATGACCCTTTTAAAATGGCTACTGTACGGTTAAATGAAGTCATATCTTTACGAGCTTCAGTATCGCGATACATGTTTGCAATAATATTTGATAATGAGGATTGGCTTTTTATAGCTTGTGAAAGACTTTCCGAAGAAGGTGTTACATACTCTTTATTTATGGCGTCCTGATATTTTGTATTAGATCGCATGCCTCCAGTGAACATATCTGATCCGAATGGAGAAAATGCGTATCCTAAGTATTTATTAAACTTTTCTAACTTTGAATAGTCCTTTGCCCCATACTTATTAAATGACGATTCAACCATGTCTTGGTTTTTCCACATGTTATTAATGGCATTAACCATTTCGGTTGCCCACGTAACTGTAGAGTTAAGTATACCTGTTTGACTTTTACCTATAGTTATTTTAAGCTGCTCCCAAGCATCACCCATGTTGCTAAGTTTTCCCCCAACTGTTTTACTTTGCTCATTCATCATATTGAAGAAATCACCACCTGAAGAAGTCATTGTTTGAAACGCTTTTTCAATATCTTTAAATCCTATTTTACCTTCACTAGCAAATGAATAAACATCCTTTTCCGCAATTTTAAACTGTTTGGCGAGTAATGGTATAAGGTTAATTCCTCGATTCGTAAACTCTCGTAAGTCCTTTGTCATTGCAACGCCCTGAGTTCGCAGTGTGCCGTACAAGTATGCTACATCGCCAATTTGATTGCCTGTTGCACTTGAAATATCCCCTAACATTGTCATTGTTTCGACAACATCCTTTGCAGCAAATCCGTAAGCCAATAATTTTTTTGAGCTATCCTGAACATCTACCAATGAGAAAGGAGAGGTCTTTGCAAGCTGCACAAGCTGATTATTTAATAAGGTGGCAGCGTTCGCATCACCGTGCAGCAATGTCCTTAATGAAGCAGAAAAATATTCGTAGTTTTTAAGGGAGTCAATTACAGCCGAGCCAAAATCTTTTATTGCAGTGATAGAAAAGTAAGCAGCCAGACCGCTACTTAATTTGGAAGCAGTATTATTTAATTTGCCCATCTTCCCATCAAGCCTTCCAACAGAATCTTCAATTCTTTTGAAGTTCTTATTGAATAAATCTTTAAGGGTTATGGTATAGTTTAAACCTTCATTTACTTGCATCTAGTACCCCCGTCTTTTTTAGTACATAATCTAATTCGGATAGTCTTTTGGCGTACTTGCTGTCGCTCCACTTCTCTGGATCTTCCTTGTAATAAAATCGCAGGAGCGCAATGTTTTTAGCATCGTCCGACTCCTGCAATTCCTTTTTTGCTTTTTCTAATTTTTTTTTAGAATAGCTTGCTGTTTTGACATTATTTCCACAATCGGAGTTTCGCAGGAAAACAAAGCATCGTCATTTTCAGTAACGAGCTTTAATTCGTCACCTCCTATATACAAAGCTTTTAATGCTGCTTCGATTGCTTTTCCTGTATCAACAGAAACCATTTTGGAAACAAGCGAACGAACGGCCCGATCTGGTTTTTTTAGGTATATGGTAGCTGTCTTTGTGCTATCATCTTCATCAAGAGGCACTATAATAGTGTATACTCTCCCGTACTTTAATTTTAATTCTTCAAAATTCATTTTGCGTGCGTTTTAATTGTTTACTGCCATTCGATGTGAGAAACTACCAGGTCTAACTCCACATCTATAGATGTATCTCCCATGCTAAATTTTCTAGTGTTTGATTTAAAGCGGCAGTTTCTAATTTTGTGCTTAACTGTTGTTAGAGCAGGGTCTATGTATACTATGGAAATATCGAACTCTGGAATTGACTGTAACCTTCCAAGCGGCGCAACACTCATTATGTTTTGCACTTCCTCCATTTTTAAAGTGATTTTGGCGGTAGGCTCGATTTTGCCATATCCACGAGATACAGGGAGAGACCCTGCACCGTAGATATTTTCCATGTTTTGCATTTCTTCATATTCTATGGAAACAACTCCATAAATAGAAACACCCATAATATTCAGAATAACGTCAGCTGCTTCGTATGATTTGCCGTTAATTAGTGGCGGTAGTGGATAGCTCATGTCTTAATTTTTATATTGATAATGCAAATCCGATATTTACTTCAATCTCATCAGCTACCCCAACAGGAACCAGCTTCACATTCACAATTAGTTTTGAAGTGGATAGCACGTTTTGTTTTGGGTTAATAACAACTGAAAACTCACTGATCTCACGATCACGCTGCATTGCATCCATAGCTCTGGAAGCAAGTGTTTCAAAGTAGCTTATTGTATCTTCCTGAAGTGTCCCGTCTTTATTTACAAAGACCGGTGCTGATAACTGAGGAACTAAGAATTGACGCAATCCACGAATCGCTTTATTAATAGTTCTATTGTAGTTAACAAATGCGTAATCAGAAGAAATTGAAACGTTTGTATGAGGTCGTGTGCAGTATGATCCACTTTGACTTCTGCGTTTAATTAAAAACACATAACCAAGTGAATCGACATTGTTGATTAGTCCACTTGAAGATGTTCTATAAGAAACACCATTTGCAAATGCCAGCGTATCATATTCAACATGTGAGAAGTCAAACTTCCCAACCCATGCAACTGATTCATTCACCTTTGATAATGAGATAGACCCTAAAAATGCACCGCCGAAACCGATTGATTTTCCGTTAGCAAGCCATAAGTCACGTCCCACATTTCCACCATCTTGTCCTATCAACACCGTTACATTTGGCGCGTTTAATGCTCTTAAATCTGATAGTGCCGACAAAGAAACTGCGCTAAAATCCGGTTGATAGAAGATTTCTAATGGTGCTGCATCCGATGTGTTTGAATTAACAACTCCTTGCAAAGATGTTGATTGAGTAGTAGCGTATGCAGTTGTATTTTGGTAAACAAACATTTGTCTGATTTTACCCTCTGCATAAT